TGAAGCTATAGGCATGAAAAAGAAAAACGGAAGAACTGTTCCTAACTGTGTACCTATAAAAAAGAAAAAATGAAACTAAGTAAAAAACAAATGAACATAGCTAAAAAAGCTCCGCCATTTAATAGAATTACTGGAGCAGATTTTAAAGTACTAAAGAAAATTAAAAACTTAAGTAAAAAAAGAAAGTAATGACAGACGCTAGTTATGAAAAATCTAACCGCAAAATGCGATCTGATTACACTAAAGAAACAGGTAGAAAACTAGGAGCAAGACAAACTAGTGGTAAAAGTAAGCGTAGAACTTCTTTTGCTTGTAGATTTGCTGGTATGAAAGGACCTATGAAAAAGCCAAATGGTAAACCAACTAGAAAAGCTATAGCTTTAAAAAAATGGGGTTTTGGAAGTGTTGAAGCTGCTAGAAGTTTTTGTAACTCAAATAAAGAAAAATAAAATGTGGAAATTAACTAAACAATATCTAAAAGATGTATGGGCTTTGCTTTGGAGTAAAACAGAAATAGATGAAAAAGTAATTGCTACTGTTAAAGATGTAAAGAAAAGATACAAATTAACAATGCAAGAATTAGAAGATGTAGCTAAGGCTATAAAAGAAGTTGGTAATCAACTTGGAGATATTGATGACGCTGTTAAAGGCAAAGGAAGAAAAGGTAGAAAAAAATGAAATCAAGAGGTTTAGGCGACACTATAGAAAAGTTTACAAAAGCAACAGGTATAAGAAAAATGGCAGACATGATTCCAGGTGGCTGCGGTTGCGATCACAGAAAAGACTGGTTTAATAAAAACTTTCCTTATAAAAAATAAATATTATGGCATTTCCAGAAATTAAAAAAGAAAACCAAGGTAAATTCAAAAGATGGGTAAAAAGAAATATGCCTGGAGAATCGACTTGTAGCGCAGCTTCTAAAATAATGAAAGCTAAAGAAGGTAAATACTCTGGGTCTGTTAGAAAAATGGCTAATTACGCGAATAACATGGGTTGTTCTAAAAAGAAATAATTATGGGTATTTTTGATAAAATAAAAGCTAAAAAAGCTTATAAAAAAAGATTAAAAGATGCTGGTCCTTTAAACAAACCTAAAGACCCTTTTTATATAAGTAAAGATGGTAAAGAACTTTCTAAAAAAGAGTATTACAATATGGTTGGAACTAATAAATATACTGAAACTGCTAGAGATAAGTATATTTACGAAAACTCTACTCAATCAATGAATAAGAAAAAAAGAAAACTTAAAATTAGAAGAGATGCCAAGTAGAAGTCAAAAGAAAAAAGCTAGACAAATAAATAAAAGACTAGGTAGAGATAAAACTATTAAAAGAACCAATAAATATAGAGGCCCAGGAACTACTAAAACCAACCTAGCACAAGGAGTTAGTAAGTGTTGGAATGGTATTTGTGAAAAAGTAGATGATATAGTAAGCAGAGACTCAGGTAAAAAAAGAAAAACTAAAATACCATCTTCAAGAAAAGAAACTACTATAGATAAAGATCCATCTGGAAAAAGAGATGGTATAAATTTTCCTAATTTTAGTTTAAATGGTCTTAATTTTGGTTCTGGAACTTTAAAAGGAATAGGTGGAAGTTTAAGAGGTAGAAAAGGGAGAAGAAGAGACAACCCATTAAACATAGACTCTGAAGACGCTTATTACGAAGATGAAATGGGTAACATGATGACGTGATGGAAAAGAAAACATTTAAAGAAACTAAAATAGGTGCTTTTTTATCAAGCAAAGCACCTAAGGTACTACAAGCTCTAGGAGATGTGCTACCTAATCAAGGAACGCTTGGTGTAGTAAAAAATCTTATATCAAGTGATAATAAGATTAAGGCAATTGATAAAGAACAAGCTATGAAACTTATAGAGCAAGATATAGCCGAAATGAAAGAAGTATCTGGTAGATGGGAAAGTGATATGAAAAGTGATTCTTGGCTTTCTAAAAATACTAGACCTTTAGCTTTAGCGTTTTTAACAGTATCTGCAGTTTTCATGATGGCTATAGATTCATTTCATTTACAGTTTGATGTAGATGAGTCATGGGTAAACTTATTAAAAACTTTACTGGTAACAGTTTACGTAGCATACTTCGGAAGTCGTGGTGCTGAAAAAATAACAAAAATAAATAAATAAACATGAGAGGTTTAGAAGGAAATATGATGGCTCAACCAAGAGTGTTTGGCCACGATGCTGCAGCAGTTATAGCTGGTGCGATAAACATAAGAATACCAGCAATAGAAGCTGTTAGTATAAGTGTTGTTGGATCTGGTTATGATCAATCAGATGTAGGCGATACGCTTGCCCAGTCAGGTGCAACTACCCCTAGTGGTGGAACAGGTATGCAAGTTAACATAACTGAAGTGTCAGCAGCTGGAACATTACAAGCTGTAGAAATTATAACAGCAGGTAGTGGCTATGACGTAGGTAATGTAATTACACTTGCCGCAGCAACTAGTGGCGGAACAGGTGCTAAACTTACTGTTTTAGCAGATGGTTTAACTTTACCAGGTTTAGCTACTAGTGATAGAGGAGCTGTAATATATAATGGTAATGCAGAACAAAGTGTTAAAATAATAACAGAAGCAGGTTCAAATGTATTATTCCCAAAAGTACAACCAGGAACAGTTGTAGGAGATAAAGCACCTATGTTAGCAAAAGGTGTTATATCAGGTTCCAATTTAGTAGCAATATACTAAAACAAAAACAAACAATTAAATTAAATTAAATAAAATGGCAAAAGCAAAAAAAATAACAAAAGAAGAATTAAAATCAATTAAAGATTTACAGAATAAACTTAATCAGGTTATACAAAATATTGGATTATTAGAAAGTCAAAAACATGGATTACTTCATGAAATAGCTGAGCATAATAAAGAAATAGAAGAATTTAAAACAAAATTAGAATCTAAATATGGATCTGTTAATATTAGTCTTGAAGATGGTACTTATACTAAGATAGAAGAAAATGTCGAAGGCGATAAGAAAGATTAGTATAGGATCTGATTATAAAAATGATGCTATGCATTATTCAATAGGCCAAGAAGTTTATGGAGGACATATTATTAAAACAATAATTTTTGAACAAGAAGATCAATCATATAATATTTTTATAAGTAAAAATGATGAAGTATTACCTTGGAAAAAGTTTAATTGTAATATGGCTATATCTGTAGAGTATGATTTAAAATACTAATGAATAGTATTTACGATTACATACTGGAACCTGTAGGTGAAAGATATGACAATGTAAAAAAAATAGATAATAAAGAGTTAATTTTAAATACTAAAATAGAAACTTTTAAATCTGTAAATAAAAAAGCTAAAGTTGTAAGTGTTCCAAAAGCTTACAACTTAGATATAAAAATAGGTGACATAGTTTATGTTCATCATAATGTTTTTAGAAGGTTTTACGATATGAAAGGCAGAGAAAAAAATAGTAGAGCTTATTTTAAAAATAACTTATATTTTTGCTCGGTTGATCAAATATATCTTTACGAAAGAAATAATGTAAGAAAGTCTTTTTTAGACAGATGTTTTGTTAAACCTTTAGCTTCTGAAAAACTTGGAGATAAAACAATACCTAATAAAGGTATTTTAAAATATGGAAACAAGTTGTTAAAAGAATTAAATATAGTTGAAGAAGACGTGGTAGGTTTTCCTAATGCTAGAGAGTGGGAGTTTGTGATAGATGAAGAATTATTATATTGTATGAAATCAAAAGACATATTAATTAAATATGGACATAAAGAAAACCAAAAAGAATATAATCCAAGCTGGGCAAAAAGCAATTGAGGAACTTATTAAGGTAGCAAAAGAAAAGATTGTTGACTCAGACGATGATGTAAGCGCTGACAGATTAAAAAATGCTGCCGCAACAAAGAAATTGGCTATAATGGATGCTTTTGAAATTCTTTCAAAAATTAACGAAGAAGAAGAAATGCTAGTTGAAAAAAACAAAGAAGTTAAAGAAGAAAGAAATTTTAAAGGTTTTGCAGAAGGGAGAAGCAAATGAGTTATCAACAAACTCTTTGGAAAGAAATTAAGGAAGTTGTAAATCCCAAGATATTAGCTAAAAACAATAGATTTAAAAAATGGGAGTATGGTTATAACTCTGATTATGATTTTATAGTAATAAGTAAAACTGGAAAAATTGGACAAATCATTGAAATACAGAATCTCAGGATTGCTTTACCAGCAGCAGATAAACCGTTTAAACGAAGCGAAAAAAAAGCGGAACAATACTGGCAAAAAGAAGAATATCCAAAAGAATTAAAAAGAATTAAAAGTAGGTTTGACTGGGACGAGTATCCTTCGGATTTTAAAGAAAAATGGTATGACTATATCGATCAAGAATTTAAGCGTAGAGAAGAAGGTTTTCATTTCTACAATTGTGGCAGTCCTGTATATATTACTGGTACTCATTACATGTACTTGCAATGGTCAAAAATTGATGTCGGAGCCCCTGATTTTAGAGAAGCAAATAGATTATTCTTTATATTTTGGGAAGCATGCAAAGCAGATAACAGATGTTACGGCATGTGCTACCTTAAAAACAGACGATCTGGATTTTC